CTCGACGACTACTCGCTGCTGCTGCTGGAGCTGGACGAACTGGAGCTTGAACTTGATAAACTCGAACTCGACGAACTCTCGCTTGACGAGCTGCTGCTGCTAGGATAGGTGATAGCAGGCACGTCAGTAATAAGCTGGCAGTGAATCGTCCGGGGATCATCAAACAGGGCGATAAACGATGCGTCGAGAACCTTCCTCCTCGAACTACCCCGTATCTCCGGGATAGGGTGTGCTGTGAATTTCGCATTGTCGATAGTGATAGTAAGCGAGTATGTACCATACGTCCACGTCGCCTGTATATCCAACTGCTGGTCATTAACAAAGACATCGAAATCGTCCCAATCGTCTAACTCCACCCGGAAGCTACCTGTAACTGAGTGCATCCCGGCGACCTGCTCGATAATGTATGCAGTAGCATCTGCCGGGATACGCTTATCCAGGTCGTTTCCTATAGTGAGTACCAGGCCTTCTATAGACTGATCTATCGTCCTCGTAACACCGTTTAAGCCCTTCCTGAAGGTCAGATGACTGAAGATAAACGGCATCAGGGCGAACTGCGCGCAGTCGGCATCAGTAACCGTCACTGACGTAGTTCGCCTGTGTTCTTTCCCCGTACCTCTGACGGTAGCTGAAAGCATCCCCGAAGCTTCGTTATTCAGCACCAACTGGCCAACTTTACAGCCAGAGAGGTTGATAGTCGGGTTCGCGCCTACCATCTGGTCGAGGTAGAGGTTGAAATTTGGTAGAGACTTACCAGAGATCGAATAGGTATGAGTGTATGGGTCGGATATGCCGGTAACTGTATCCACTCCAAAGGTGAATTTCAGCACTTCGGCAATATTTCTGTAGCTTACCCACTGAACCCACTCGAAATCGGCATCAAGGCCACGCGCTACAGAGCGATGATAATGTCGGGAATCTGTAGCGCGGCCGACCTCGTTGCTATCTCTCGTTACGGTGGCTCGCCCTCGCTCCACTGCAATCCTTCGCATAGGAGTGTCAGAGAAAGCCCCCCAGACCTGTGTTTCGCTAAGGGCAAGTATACCCTCCCATTCTGGCATATCAAGATGCTCTCCTTATCAGGCTAAATGCTTTCGCTTGACGAACTAGACGAACTGGAGCTGGAGTTACTCGAACTCGAACTCGATGAACTGGAGTTGGAACTACTCGAACTCGAACTCGATGAGCTAGAGCATAAATCGTAGTCGCCACTCTCGCTATTCGTCAAGAGACACGATATACCATAATCGTCAGCACAGTCATACAGTGTCCTGAACTCTATAGTAACAATCGCCCTCTCTGACGACCCACCAATGTCAGGTAATGGCAGGTTGGTTATCCTGTTATTCGGGAGGATAAGCCGTAGGACATTAGAGCCACTCGTCCACGTAAACATCATGTCAAGCTGCTGATTAGCGATGAAGGCATTGTACTCGGCATACGACTCGAATTCCTTGTCATAGCTGCCTGATACTTCCAGCATCCCGGCTTTCTGCTCCTGTATGTATAAAGAGCCATCAGCCGACCGTTTGTCCTGGACGATATTGTTATTGATAACGATTGACAGGTTCTCTATCGTCTGGTCATTAGCAAGTGCCACACCGTTCAGAGCTTGCTGGTAGGCTAAATCAGCGAATATGAACGGATCGGTAGCGAACTGTGTGCAGTCGCCACTCGTAATAGTCATAGCAGCCTTACTCGAACTCGTCCTGCCCCCACCTTCAGGAGTTGCTAATAGTATTTCTGCTGCGCTGTTCTCGAAAGTTACCTGGTTGATCTTCGCCCCAGTGATAGCCTTCGTCGGGGTGCCACTTACACCACGGTCGACGAATAACGTGAAGCCGGGTAGCCCTGCTGCCGTAGTCGCCATGCTGTATGTGTGTGTATAAGGAGGCCCTGCGCCGGTAGATACCGACCCGAAGAGGAACAGCAGCACTTCTCCTATATTGAGTGGATTCACCCACTGCTCCCACGAGAACTCCTCTGTCAACCCCGTCAGGACGGCCAATCTAGCCATCCTCGTCTTGGTAGCGCGCACGTCGTCAGGTACTATAGGTATAGTCCTCGCCGAAACGGTGTTACAGGCGATTTTCTTCGTCGCAGCTACGAAAGCGTCCCCCCAATTCTGCTCACGCGCTAACCCGATTACTCCTTCCCATTCCATTGACATTTTTAGTCACCTCTATCTAATCTATTAACTCGTCTGCCCTTTAGAGCGACAGAGCATTATACCTGTTATACCGTAGCACGTCTCAGGGCTGCCGGGCGCGTTCATCGGGAAGGCTCCCCAATCTGCCATGTCAGCTTCTGAGAACTCCGACGTATAGCATAAGCCATCCCACTTCTTGTTTTCGTGACATATCCTCTTAATCGAGTTGAACAATCCCGTCGCCTGGCGCATCGCTGCCTTATACCCACCCTCAGTATCGCCTTTAACGATATAGCTGGCGACGGTAATAGCGACGTAGTAATAATCGTCATAGGACTCCTCAGAAAGCTTCGCTGCCCTGATAGGAGGGTATCGACTGCTATCCACCCCGATGAAGATTAACGGAAACATGCTACTGGCTAGTTGTGGCACACCAGCACCCCAGTCAAGCCATTTTATATCAGCAAGCAGCCCACCGGGGACGTTATGAGCATCTAAGGTATCTTTTATCTTGTCTAATAGCTCAATAGGTGTCAGCATTATTTACCCACTACGTGTTCGCCTGCCAGTTTGGTAATATCTCTGGCATCCTCGTCCTGTATCATGACAAATGGCCGGGCAGCTAATCCCGGATGATGCACCTTCTTCGCAAATCGTACACCCTGCGCCGTCATAAACTTCAAGAAAGATTTATTCCTCGGCACGATGTCATAAGGCGCTGTACCCTCCTGATGGAAGGATGCGATCTTCGACTTAGTTCCCATCTTCAGGTAGTCCTTCCCCATCCGGTAGACGTTATCAGGTGCAGCTCTAGATATTACCGACATTCTTAGCATCCCGGTATCCTGCAATATCTTCTTCGAGCCTTTCCTGCGCCCTGCGACGGTATTAGGTGAGAGCTTCTTCCACCTTCTCGGCCGGCCTTCTGCCTTGAAGTTCTTATCAAAGCTGCGATACATTACCATAGAAGCCTTACGGAAGAAGGGTGCAAGATTCATCGCCCTCCTCGCTGCCTGCTTCATATAGCGCAGGAACTCCTTATCGTCGATCTCCAGCTTGACATCTATACCAGCCATTAGTCCTCTCCTAAGATAATCTTCGCAGCTTCTAAGCAGTTCTCAGCTAGAGGATACTGCTCCACATCTTTCGCCCATCGGTTATTCCCCGTTGGCACTCTCACGATATTAGTAATCCCTGCTGCTGCTGCTGCCTGTGCATGAAAGCTCTTCCCAGCGATCATCGCGCTGTTAGGCAGGTCGAGATTGTATTCTCCTCAAACCACTCGAATAAGCCCGTCTTAGGCATCCGGCAAGCGCATTTCACCGCGCTGTGATGGGTGCAGTACCGGAAATCGACGGAGTAGGCTAATACTCCCCTAATCGTCTTTTCACTAAGCGCCACTATCGCCGGGTAGTCGTAGTTCGGCAAGTTACCCTTTTCGTTCTCTACGATAGCGATAAAATATCCCCTATCGCCAAGTAGGTTTAAGCCCTTTGGCACTTCATGGAAGATAACGAATGTAGAAGGATTAAGAGCGCCATTCCTCGGTAAGCCTGTAAAGACACCGTTCCTGCCAACGAAGCAAGCCTTATTCATACCCATGCTCTTAACCCCCTCTCACTTTGCCGATACAGCTTAAAAGCGCATCTTTAACTTTCATCACCGTATCCGTCCTGTTGACAACCTCTTCATCTGGCGAGGCTATAAGCCCGTTCTCGCCTAGATCGTATTGGCTATAGGCCGAAAATACCGACCTATCAGTCTCACCAGCGCACCTAAAATACGTCTGCCCTGCCGGGCTTTTCAATACAACGTCAGGCATGTCAGGGAAGAATGCGCCATTGAAGTCGTATACCTGCTGCCCGGAGACGGCTGTTATACCATTTACTTTGTTCAGTTGCGCTAACAGGTTGCCCTGTATGTCCAGCCCCGGCTGACTCTCTACAAAGCCGTTCACTCGCTCCCGCCAGTTGATATTTATCCCTGTGCTGATCCGTGGCTTTTTGCCCTTATAATTCGCAGGGTAGGCGATTGACTCCTCATACTTTACTACACCTCTGTCATCTAATGCCATCAACCCTCTCGCGCTGAGGAAATTATCCACGTTCAGTACGGTGTTATACTTCGTTGCGCCAAAGGCTGATATGATCATGAAAGGGCAGTCCAGCTTGTCGATAAAGTTACTCAACTTCGCTAGCATATCCGTAGCGAATTCTAAGTCGTCTTTCAGGATGCGATTAGCGATACTCTCGATACGATAGATGCCAATATCCACTTCGGTATCGGGTTCTTTCGATAGGTCGACTTCTTCGTACTCGCCAATAGTTAGTTCCCATTGCTCCAGCATAGAGAAGACGTCAGGCAGCTTAGGGAACGTGCCCTTGATGCCCGGAACCTTCCCGTGAACTGCCGGGTCAGCGCCCGTCCAGACGGATGTCCATGCTGTGATAGGATATGGTGGGATAGTAGATGCGATGTCCCGGAAGGGGAGCCTGTCCAGTACGTCGAATCTCAGGTTGTAGAGTATCGCTGTATTGAGTCCAGCGAGACAGAAAATACCAAACTTCATCTTACACCTCCCCGTATCTGTCGTCGTCATCAGTAGGATGGTAGTCTTGATCTATGGGGTCAGCGAGGTTGAAGATAGCCTCCATGCCCTCGGTATTGCTCTTGATACGCGTCGGGACGGTAGCCTCGGCATCGGAGAAGTTTATCTTGCAGTCGCGTATCGCTTCGAGAATATCCGTTGCCGGGTTCTTGTACTCATCCAGCCAGGAGTCGTAATCCTCACTTTGCGCTGAATAGAGGCTCCGGAGAGTGCGAAAGGTTACTAAGTCAAGACTGATCAACTGCACGATGGCAGGTACGGACAAAAACGGCAAATCGACTTTTCCTCGAATCATGCCGTCGATATAACTGTCAACCATCGGGATGTGCATAGAGATAATAGCATTACTGGCAGCAGTATCGGGTATCATCTCATGGTTCAGCTTCACATTCGCGATGGTCGTATATGCCATTTTTTCATCCCTCGCTATATATATGTATAGGCTGCCAGTGATAAGTTGTCATCACCAGCAGCCTGTAATGTCCATAATAAGGGGGCTATATGCCCCTCTACGCGCCGATCTCCTCCCTATCTATACCCCTATACTATGTCAGGGCAGCAGTTAGAAGGTAGGCGCAGTCAGCCGAAACTAAGACTTCATCCTCGACGTGGTTGACTTCGTATTTCCTGCCTCTCCTGTCGTCCACGTACCAGTCGGTAGTCATCCAGTCCTGGGAACGAAGGATGTAGCCGAAGTTCTGTGTCTCAAGTGACGGTGGCTGCTTATAGAATACCGTGACGTTATCCGTCCAGATATCTGCAAGCACCTCGGTAGCCGTCGGGTCGGCAGTATTCCTGACAGCCGTCCCGATAATCACCTCACAGCCCCATAGTACCGGTGGCAGTTCGTTCTTATCCAGCCACTCGGAATATGTGGTATAGGCAGCATTCTTGAGCCATCGCTTCAATGCCTGCGCTGTCGGGAAGTTCATCAGGATAGCATTCGGCACTTTACCGATTAACAGCCTGACGGCATTCTTCGCAGTGTCTATATCCGTATCAGGCCGCGCGCCTGTAGCATCCCACTTAGTAGCGACGACGGCTGTATTCGGTACGAGAACGGCGCTCTGAACGATTGCCTGTATCCTGCGCTCCTGCGCTATCATGAGGGTATCTTTAAGCTTCTGCACCGTAGTCATTGCCGGTCTGACGGGTGGGTCGGAGTTCCGGGCTACCCTGTCGGGGATTAGCTGACTGAGGGCATACTCTTCGCATTTGTATGCCTCAGTATGCACGTCCCAGGTCATCTCGTTAGATACTGCCCCAGGTGCGCGCAAGACGGGATACTCCTGCAACTCCTCTTTGTAGAAAGTGTAATATACGTCGCTTTCTTTGTTTACGGGCACGGGCTGCCAGATGCGCTCTGCAACCATGCCCGGTACTTGATACTTGATCGCGAGGTTGGTCAGTGGCGCATTAACATGCACCGATGTGATTGTCAATCCTCCTGCTGGCATTTAACTCACCTTCCTGTATTTGATCGGCATGAGTATTAGTATTAGCACTCATGCCGTATTTGGTAATCTGAAATGTTCCTCAATACCTACCTGAGCCAACTTAGTCCGAACTAGAGCTTGAGCTAGAGTTTGACGAGCTAGAACTCGAATTCGATGAGCTGGAGCTAGAGCTGGATGAGCTTGAATTCGACGAGCTAGAGCTAGAGCTGGATGAGCTTGAATTCGACGAGCTAGAGCTAGAGCTTGACGACTCTGAACTGGAGCTGGACGATTCAGAACTCGACGAGCTAGAGCTTGACGATTCTGAGCTTGACGAGCTAGAGCTAGATGATTCAGAACTCGACGAACTCGACGAAGACGAGGACGAACTCGAACTGGAACTGCTAGAACTCGAACTCGACGAGGATGAACTTGAGGAACTGGAACTGGACGAGAAATCTACGTTAGAACCCAAGAACTCAATCATCATCAGGAATACTCTAAATCTCGCACCGTCAGCAGCATCTTCTTCAGCCATGCCAACCATCGTGCCCACTTGCGCTTGCGCTGTACACAAATCGCCAGCAGCATTAGCCACCTCTAACGGGTCGCCTCGTGTAATTGCCCCTTCTGCAATGGCGAATGATATACCATGCTTCCTCACCCGCGCGGCATACTGAGATGTCGCCAGTGGCCTGTTCTGTAGAATTCCACAGACTGCCCCTGCGCCTAGCCCGGCAGGTAGCCGACAGTAAAAGTTTATTGCACCAGTACCATGTACTACTGCTGCCCACTGCGAGCCTGATAAGTCCTCTTGCGCTCGATAGGTTACGTCTAAACGCGACATTGTGCCTGCCATTTATATCACCTTCTTTCAATAAGCAGGTTTATGTCGAGCCCGAACTGGAGCTTGAGCTTGACGAGTTAGAACTTGAAGACGAACTGGAACTTGAGAAATCCACGTCTGAGCCGGTTAGCTCTAGTGGCATAATGAACATCAAGAACCTATCGCCTAAGTCTGCCGACTGCTCTGACGTACCGAGATACGACCCGATACCATCTAAAGCCGTCCTGACGTGCCCGGAGGCATTAGCAATCTCAAGCGCCCTTCCTCTATTAAGCCTCTGTCCTGCTATAGCCCATGACAGGCCAAGTTTACGGACGAGTCCTTGCTGACCATCAGCAGGTCGATCCTGCAAGATGCCCAGGAAGCCACCGGCATTCGCGCCAGCAGGCAAGACCATCCCTTCAGCAGTAGTGCCAACTACTACAGCACACCACTGTGAACCAGACAAATCCTCGTCTGCCAAATACGTTACGTCTAATACGGAGTATGGGCCGGCCATGAACTACACCTCCCCCATAACTTTCAATATGGCATCGGAATAAGTTACTCCTTCAGCCTTATGCTCTTCGTAATATTTGTTAATAGCATCGGCAGTTTCGATATCTTCTACATCATAGCCTTCGGTGTGCTTATATCGCTTCTCATTGCCACTCGAAGCGCCACTACCTGAGCCGGGCTGTGTGTTCTCGCCGGTACCCATTTCCGACATATTGATCATCGTCGGGAGGGTTGCCAGGATTTCTGCGAACATGCCATAGGCCGTGGACTGTAGCTCGACAGGCTTGTCATCGACGATTTCGCTGTATTTCAGCACATCATCGTCTTTTCGCATATGCGACATTAGCAGCAGCGACTTTTCCCGTAATGCTGGTGGGAAAGTGCCAGCCTCGGTGAGCTTATCGAGTAAGACTTCATCTTTGACTTTGGCTGTATTCTCAGCCTCTTCAGCACGCGCTTTCTCTATTTTAGCAATCTTAGCATCCTGCGCCTGCACGATACTCTCGAAAGCCTTTATCTGGGCATTATACTCGGCCATGTCGATTGTCTTTGATGGAGCCTCTTCCGTCTCCGTATCGTCAGTATCAGGAGCAGCTTCCTCCTCGTTTTCTTCGGTAGTCTCTTCCTCTTCATCAGGAGTTTCTTTCTCTTCTTTAGGAGCCTCTTCTGTCTCCTCTTCGTCGATGTCTTTCTCCTTATCGAGTGTTTCTTTGGTTTCTGGCATTGTGTACGTCACCATCCTTATCTCATTATCACGGGCATTGTCGGCATAGAGAGCTTCTATATCTTTCAATGTCTTTACTGCCGGGATGTCTCCTCCCAGCATAGCGACTCGCGCCAATGTTAGCCCATGTCTTTTACCTTTAGAGTCCTGATAGTTCTGATATATCTCCACCGATATGCGCTTATAAGCCTTCTTTCGTATAAGGTTATAAACGGCTCTTGGAGCATCTGCTATATCAGCTAACAGCTTCGTGCCAACCCGTCGTAATCTAACCACCCATCCAGCAGCAGGCAGCCCAGAAGCTCGGAGAAGTTTCTGCTCGCCATGCCCTAATATGAACGGTGGCTTGATCTGCTGTCTCAGCTTGGTGAAATTCGCCACCATCTGATCCAGATCAGCATTGGAATATTTATCGCCGTTATGTATGCCAACAGCGAATAATTCCACACCTTCGACGGTATATGTCTCCTGATCGGCCTCGTCATCGTCGTCGTCATCTTCCTGATCGACGGCATATTCAGAGGTGTCAGGGTCGTCCTCTACACTTTCCGTAGAGTCGTTATCGGCTGTTTCGCCATCTTGAGTCATTAACTGTCTTTCTTGCTCTTGCGCTTCGGCCTGAGCTTGCGCTTGAGCTTCGGCTGTTTCGCCATCCTCTTCTTCAAGCATTAGCAGGTCGCCTTCGGACATTTCCGTCCCGTTATCGTACTGCTCATCATCGCCCCAGATAACGTCCTCGCTGGGGTCGTAATTATCCGACTGCTCCGTCGCTGATACCGTACTAGCTGGCTCGAACTTACCTGCCTGCTTGATGTTTTTCTTGATCCATGCTTTAGCCTTAACTGTCGTCCAAGAGGTCTTCTTGAATCGTAAGGCTTGCAGGATCACCGGGTCACTGGCTTGCGCCTTACCCTGCAATTTTCCCCAGATCATACTAATCGTCACTGGAACTCTTAATGCTCCCCCATATAGCCTCCCT